CCCAGACGCATTTTTTCACAGAAATTTTTCCTGGGATCGGGAGTTTGGCATGGGAATTTGCGGACAGGCCCCGACGCCGGCCAAGATCCTGAAGGCCCGCGGCTCCTGGCGTGCGAAGGGGCGCGAGCAGACGGAAGTACACTACGAGGCGGGCGCCCCGAGCTGTCCGGCGTGGCTGACCAAGGAGGCCAAGGCCGAGTGGCGCCGACAGGTCCGGCAGTTGACCCTGGCCGGCGTCATCGAGCAGGCCGACCGCGCCGTCCTGGCGGCATACTGCGAGGCGTGGTCGGAGTTCGTCACCGCCAGCCGGACGCTGGAGCGGGACGGCTACACCACTGTGACCGCCAAGGGCCGGCCCATGCCCAGCCCCTGGACCACGGTCAAGAATCATGCCGCCACCCGGCTGGTCAAGCTGGCGGCGCACTTCGGGTTCAGCCCCGCCGCGAGGACCAGGGTCAAGGCCGGGGCGAAGGCGTCTGACGGGGAGGGCGCCGGTGGGAAGGCCCGCTTCTTCTCAGCCTAGTACCCGGTGGAAGGCGCTTCTGGGCCTGCTGCCCGGCTACGACCCGTTCCGCCTGGCCGGCGACTCCTGGTTCGACCGCCGGGAGGCGAAGCGGGCGCTGGACTTCATTAGCGAGTGCGTCCGCCACGTCGAGGGCGCCCTGGCCGGCGAACTGCTGGCGCTGGAGCCCTGGCAGCGGTCGGCGGTGGCGAACCTCTTCGGGTGGCTGCGCAAGGACGAGCGGGGGCGGGTGGCGAGGCGCTACCGCGAGTGCCTGGTCTACGTCCCGCGCAAGAACGGCAAGACGCCGCTGGGCGCCGCCGTCGCCCTTTACGTCTTCTTCTGCGACCGCGAGGCCGGCCAGCAGAACTACGTCGCCGCCGCCGACCGCGAGCAGGCGAGCATGCTGTTCCGCCAGGCCCGCGGCATGGTCGAGCAGGAGCCCGAGCTGGACTCCCGCTGCAAGGTCTACGGCGGCTACGCCGCGGGCGGGCAGTCGCGGTCGATCGTCCGCGAGGAGGACGGGTCCTTTCTTCGCGTGGTCAGTGCCGACGCCGACACCAAGCACGGCGGCAACTCCCACCTGGTGCTGGTGGACGAGCTGCACGCCCAGCCCAACCGCGACCTCGTGGACGTGTTGCAGACCAGTATGGCCAGCGCCAACCGACGCCAGCCGCTGCTGATCCACTTGACCACCGCCGACTTCCGGCGCGAGAGCATCTGCAACGAGAAGTACGAGTACGCCTGCAAGGTCCGGGACGGCGTGATAGCGGACCCGACTTTCTTGCCAGTCATCTACGAGGCCACCGACGCCGACGACTGGACCGACCCGGCCGTCTGGCGGAAGGCCAACCCGAACCTCGGCGTGTCGGTGTCGCTCGAATACCTTCAGCGCGAGTGCGCCCGCGCGAAGGAAGTGCCGGCCTACGAGAACACGTTTCGACGGTTGCACCTGAACCAGCGTACCGAGACCGACACCCGCGCCATCCCCATGGACCGCTGGGACGCCTGCGGCTCTGCGCCCGTGGACGCCGACTCACTGGCCGGCTGCGAGTGCTACGCGGGCCTCGACCTGAGCACGACCACCGACCTGACGGCCTGCGTGCTGCTGTTCCCGCGCGAGGACGGCGGCTACACCGTGCTGCCGCACTTCTGGGCGCCCGAGCAGAAGGCCCGCGAGCGCTCCAAACGCGACCGCGTGCCCTACGAGTTGTGGGCCAGGCAGGGGCACGTCACCCTCACCCCCGGCGACGTGGTGGACTACGACCGCGTGCGGGCCGACATAAACGCGCTGGGCCAGCGTTACCGCATTCGGGAGGTCGCCGCCGACCGCTGGAACGCCACCCAGATCCTTACCCAGCTCCAGGGCGACGGCTTCGACGTGGTCGCGTTCGGCCAGGGCTACCAGTCGATGACCGCGCCGACCAAGCGCCTGCTCGACCTGGTGACCGCCGGACAGCTGAATCATGGCGGCAACCCGGTGCTCCGCTGGATGGCGAGCGTATTCGCGACCGAGCAGGATGCCGCCGGCAACCTGAAACCCTCCAAGAAGAAGTCGACCGACCGGATCGACGGCGTCGTGGCGACCGTGATGGCCCTCGGGCGGGCGATGCTCGCGCCGGTGGTGGGGGAGATGAGCGTGGAGGTGTGGTGATGTACGGCGTCAGCGTCACGACCGGGTACGGGCCGTCGGCCTACCGGATCGAGGATCGCGTCACGCAGCCCGCCGACCAGGTCGGCGACGGGCACTCCGCCGCCCTGGCCTACGCCTACGAGTACCTCGGCTGGGGCGACGCCTACCGCGAGGACCGCATCACCGCCGAGACGGCGCTCACCTACAGCGCGTTCTGGGGCTGCGTGCGCGTCATCCTCCAGGCGATCTCCCCCCTCGGCTGGGGCGTCTTCGAGAAGCGCCCCGACGACCCCCGGACCAAGCTCCCCGTCGAGGACGACGTCGCGTGGCTGCTCGGCATGCAGGCCAGCCCCGAGATGTCGGCGCTCGACTGGCGGCAGGTGATGCTCTTGCACGCGCTGATCCGCGGCAACGCCTACGCCGAGATCGAACGCGACGGCTTCGGCCGGCCCCGCTGGCTGTGGTGGCTGGCAACCGAGCGGGTGACGCCGACCCGCCTGGACTCCGGCCGGTTCGCCTACGAGGTGGACAACGGCGTCTCCAGCCCCAAGGTCGTGATCCCGCCGGAGAACATGTTCCATTTGAAAGGCATGGGGCCGGACGGGCTGGTCGGCTACTCGGTCGTCGAGATGGCGAGACACACCATCAAGCTCGGCAAGCAGGAGGAGCGCTTCGGAAGCTCGTACTTCGGCAAGGGGCCGATGCCCGGCGGCATCCTGAAGATCCCCGGCAGCGTCTCCCCGGAGGCCAAGTCGCAGGCCCGGCGGTCGTTCGAGGAGACCTACGGCGGCACGGCCAACGCCGGGAAGGTGGTGGTGCTCACCGGCGGCATGGAGTTCACCCCGCTGTCGCTCCCCAACGACGACGCCGAGTTCCTCGACTCACGCCTATTTCAGATAGAAGAAGTCTGTAGATGGTTCGGTGTACCTCCCCACAAGGTAGCGGACCTGGCCCACGCGACGTACTGCCTGCCAGCGGGGTCGCTGGTGTTCACCCCTGGCGGTCCCGTGCCAATCGAGTCGGTGGCGGCGGGCGACCTGGTGTGGAGCATGGATGGGTCGAAGCGCATGGTAACCTCCCGGGTGGAGGCGTCCGGCCGTTCCGGGCGGGACGAGGTGCTGACCGTCCGGACCCGCAACCGCGTACTGAGGTGCAACGCCCGGCACCGCGTCCTGGTGCGCCGGCAGACGCTCTCGCCGTCGGCGGGCGGGCGCGGGAGTCACGTCGTCGTCGGCGGGGTGAAGTGCCGCCGGGCGTGGTCGGAGGCGTGGGTGGCCGCGGGCGAGCTGCGGGAGGGCGACGCGCTCGTCAGCCTGGCCGGCCTGCCCGACCCGGGGGGCTCGGAAGCGCCGACGCGCGAGGCGACCGTCGGGTTCATGGAGGTGCTGGGCATGCTGACCGGTGACGGGTTCTTTGCCCGCAACGCCCGATCGGGGCGCGGCACGACGTTCGGCATCTCCCACGGCGAGGACGACGCCTACCTGCCGCACTACGTCCAAACGGTCGAGCGGGAGTTCCGCCAGTACGACGGACCTTACGGCAGAAAGAACGGCGGGACGTGCGAGCTTACGGCCGTCCGCCGCGACAAGAACACCACCGTGTTCTACTCCGGCCTGGCCTACGACGAGTTGGAGGCATGTGGCGTCGTCGGCACGTCGAAGACGAAGCGGGTGCCGGGGTGGGTGTTCGGCCTGCGGGAGGAACTCCGCCTGGCGTTCCTCCGCGGCTTCCTCGATGCCGACGGCACCGTGACGAAGAACGGCCAGGTGCGGTTCGTGTCCGTCAACCGCATGCTGATCGAGCAGGTGCGGCACCTCTGCATCAGTTGTGGCGTCCGGGTGGCCAACCTGTATTCGGACAGGATCAAGAGCAAGTTCGAGGGCTACCCGGAGTACGAGCACGTCCTCTACTCGTTCATCTGCACGGACGCGAAGGAGAACCGGCGCATCGGCTCGCACACCCCGTGGTACGTCGATCGGATCGAGCAGCGCCTTGCCTCCCGGAGGGTGCGCGACCGGGACACGATCCGACCTTACGAGATTCGCGAGCGGCAGGCGGCGGACGGGTTGCTCGCCTCGCAGATTGTGTCCATCGTTCGCTCGGAAACGCCGGAAGACGTGTTTGACCTAACCGTAAGCGGCACACACACTTTCGTCGCCGACGGACTGGTGGTTCATAACAGCAACATCGAGGAGCAAGAAATTGCCTTCGTCCGTGACTGCCTGCTGCCGTGGTGCCGGCGGCTGGAGATGGAGGCGGACATCAAGCTGTTCGGCCGCACCAACCGCGGCCGGCGGTTTACGCGGCTGAACCTCGACGCGCTCCTGCGCGGCAACTCCCAGACCCAGACCACCACGGTGATGCAGAAGGTGACCGGCGGCGTGCTGACCATCAACGAGGGTCGGGAGTACTTCGACCTGAACCCGATCGACGGCGGCGACACGCCGCTGGTGCAGGGCGCGATGGTGCCGCTGGAGCGCGTGCTGGAGGAGCCCGAGCCGCCCCCGCCGCCGGCCCCGCCCGCGCCGCCGCCGGACGAGGAGGAGGAAGACGACCCGAACGCCGACAGCGCGGACGCCGACAACGCCAAGGGCGAGGGGAAGGCCGCCGAGAACACGGCGGAGGTGCGGCGGGTGTTCGGGGCGCTGCTGGAGGACGCATTCATGCGACTGCTGCGCGTGGACGCCGACAAGGCGAAGCGTGCCGCCAACAAGGGCAAGCTGGCCGAGCACCTGGAGGAGTATTACGACGACGAGGCGGCTGGCCGAGTCGCCGTCGTTCTGGGGCCGTTGTTCGAGGGGTTGTATTTAGTGACGGGTGGCACGCCGGTGCTGCCGGTCAACGCGACGGCGGCCATCGCTGCCGTTATGCACGTCGAGTGGTGCAGGGAGTGGTTCGCCGCCCGCCTGGACGGCTGGGAGTCGCGCCCGGCCGAGGCCGCGCGCGAGGTACTGGAGGGGCTGTCATGACCGCCAAGCAAGCGATCGTCCGCATGAAGACTGACGACGTCGCCGAGGTGCTGGTGTACGACCAGATCGGCCGCGACCCGTGGTTCGGCGAGGGGATCAGTGCCAAGGAATTCCGCGCCCAGGTGAAGGCCATCAAGGCGAAGACGCTCAATCTCCGCATCAACTCCCCCGGCGGCAGCGTCATCGAGGGCGCAGCCATGCTCAGCGCGCTCGACGAATTCAAAGGAGACATTGAGGCCGACGTGGACGGCCTCTCTGCCAGCGCCGCCAGTGTGCTGATGATGGGCGCCGACGTGATCCGGGTCGCGTCGAACGCGCTGGTCATGATCCACGACCCCAAAGCCGGCGTGCTGGGCGGCGCCGAGGACATGCGCCGGCTGGCGGACCTGCTCGACAAGGTCAAGGGGCAGGCCCTCGACGCCTACGAGCGGCACTCGAAGGCCGGCCGCCAGCAGCTCGCCGACTGGATGGCGGCGGAGACCTGGTTCACCGGCGAGGAGGCCGTCGAGGCAGGGCTGGCCCACGAGGCGACCGCGCCCGTGGCGCTGGCAGCCCTGGCCGGCCACGGGGCGTTGATGGCCAGGCTGGGGTACAAGCCGCCGGTCACGCCGGCCGACCTGCTGGCCGCGGAGGAGACCCGTAAGCGGAAAGAGATCGCGACGCTGTTGTGACGCGGACTTGACGTGGTCGGACCACTTTGGTAGCCTGTTCACCATCGGGACAGCGCCCGTCGGGCCACGTCCCACCAAACCAACAGCAGAGACGACCCTCGTTGACGGTCGGATCGCGAGATCCAACCCGACGAGGGTCGTGATGTTCCCGCTACAAGCGCTCCAGCAGGAGCGAGCCCATAAGGCCCTGAGCGCCAAGGACGTCGTCGAACGCGCCGAGAAAGAGAACCGGCCGATGACGGCCGACGAGGTGGCGCTCTTCGACAAGCTCAAAGAGCAAATCGACGCCCTTGACACGCAGATCAAGGGCATCCAGACGCACGCCGACCGCCGGACCAAACTGGAGGCCACACTCGACGAGCTGGCGAAGCCCGCCGGCACCGAGTCGAAGCCCCAGCCGGTCGCGGCGCAGAACACCGGCACCCGGCCGGCAATTATCCCCCACGGCCACACCCGGCCGATGCGGGCGTTTCCCCGCACCGCCGAGGGCATGGAGTCGGCCTACCGCTCCGGGATGTGGCTCCGGGCCGCCATCCTCGGCGACCAGCGGGCGGCGCACTGGTGTCTCAACCACGGCGTCGGCACCGACATTCGCAACGCGCTGGGCGAGAACGTCAACAGCGCGGGCGGCTATCTGGTACCTGAAGAATTCTCTAGCCGGATCATCGACTTACGCGAGTCGTATTCGGTCTTCAGGCAGAACTGTTTCGTCCAGCAGATGGGGCGCGACACCATGGTGGTGCCCCGCCGGCTGTCGGGCGTGTCGATCACCGCGGTCGGCGAGAACCCCGCCAGCGCCATCACGCAGTCGCAGCCGGCGTGGAATCAGGTGCGACTGACCGCCAAGAAGGCCGGCGGGTTGTGCCTGATGTCGAGCGAGGTCAGCGAGGACGCCGTCATCGACCTGGCCGACATGCTCGCCGACGAGTTCGCCTACGCCTTCGGCCTGTTCGAGGACCAGTGCGGGTTCATCGGCACGGGCACCTCGGCCTACCTCGGCATTCGCGGGATCACGGACATTCTGAAGGCGGGCCAGTCGCTGGCGGGCGCGGTGGACGCCGCCAGCGCCCACGACACGTTCGCCGAGATCGACGCCACCGACCTGCAAACCGCGATGGCCAAGCTCCCCGAGTACGCCCGCATGGGGGCCAAGTGGTACTGCTCGGCGGTCTGCCTGGACATGGTCTTCGGCCGCCTGATGGCCGGGGCCGGCGGCAACACCATTCAGGACATGCAGGGCGGCTACGGCCGGTCCTACATGGGCTACCCGATCGTCGTGAGTCAGGTGCTGCCGACCGCGACCACCGACCTGTCGGACGTGGCGATGCTGCTCTTCGGCGACCTGAAGAAATCGAGCACGCTGGGCGACCGCCGCGACATGCGGGTGTTCCCGTCGGAGCACCGCTACATGGACACGGATCAGATCGGCGTCCGTGCGACGTGCCGGTTCGACATCGTGAATCACGACTACGGCGACGCGACGAACGCCGGACCCATTGTGGCCCTCGTGGGCGAGTGATGACCCTCCCCGTCCGCTTCAAACTGGCCTGGCAGTTCTACCGGGTGGGCGACGTGATCACGCCGCCCGCCTCACTCCGCGGCTGGCTCCTGGCGTGGGGCTACTGCGAGCCGGTCCAGGCCGAACCCGAACCCGCGCCGGAGGCCGCCGAGGCAAGCCATGATTCATCTCCAAGACACGAAGTTCGTCCACGCGCTGGCTCCGGTGTCGCTCAACGGCGCCGGCACCACGATCGCGATTGACACGCTGGGCTACGACTACTGCACGTTCGTCGTCAGCTTCGGCCTGCTGGGCGCGGCGGACAATACCGTCCTGAAGGTGCAGGAGGCCGACGCGCTGACCGACGCCAACACGCTGACCAGCGGGGCGGACGTGACGGGGCTCGTCGTCGGAACCAGCCTGAACATCGCCGGCAGCACCTCGACCCACGCGGGCGACACGAGCGACGGCACGCTGCACCTGTTCGAGGTGGACTTGCGCGGCCGCAAGCGCTACCTCGACCTCGCCATCACCACCGGGGCCGCCGGGCTGGTGGCGGTGATCGCCATCCTGTCCCGCGCCGAGCAGGCGCCGCAGACCGCCGCCCAGCGCGGGTGCGCCCAGATCCTGCGGGCCTGAGAGGGGGTGGTGATGATCGAGGCGTGCGACTACGGGTTGACCGTGGCCACGGCGCCGGCCGGCGAGCCGGTGTCGCTGGCGAAGGCCAAGGCGTGGCTGCGCATGGACCCCGACCTCACCGCCGACGACGCGCTGATCGCCGACCTGCTGGCGGCGCTCCGGGAGACCCTGGAGCGCGAGTTCGACCGGACGTTCGTCACCACCGGCTGGCTGCTGACGATGACGAGCTTCCCGACGTGGGAGGTCCGCCTCCCGCGCGGGCCGGTGACCGCGGTCGAGTCCGTCGAGTACCTCGACGCCGCGGGCGACTTGCAGACGCTCGACCCGGGCGCCTACGAGCTGGACGCGGCGGCGGACCCGGCCGTCCTCCAGCCGGTTTACAACGGCACCTGGCCGGCCTGCCGCCAGACCCGGCAGGCCGTCCGGATCACCTACACCGCCGGGCACGCGGCCGCGGCGGTGCCGAAGCGTATGCGGCTGGCGCTGCTGGTGGCGCTGGCGTGGAACTACGAGCGGCGGGGCGACGGCGAGGGGCCGTCGATCGACCTGCCGCCCGCGACGCGGTCGCTGATGCGATCCGTTTGGAACGGGGCGAGCCTGTGAGGCGAGGGGGTGGGACGTGGCGGACCTGACAATCACTCCGGGGAGCGTGGTCTACGGCTCCGGCGCGACGATCCGGAAGGAGTATCTGGCCGGCGAGACGATCACCGCCGGCATGGCCGTGTACCTGAAGTCCTCCGACTCGCGCCTGTGGAAGGCGCAGGCCGACGGCACCGCGGCGGAGGCCGCCTTCGTCGGCGTGGCGCTCAACGGCGCCAGCGCCGGCCAGCCGGTGCAGGTGCAGTCGGGCGGTGAGATCACCATCGGGGCGACGGTGGCGATCGGCACGGTGTACGTCGTCGCCACCACCGCGGGCGGCATCGCGCCCGTCGCGGACCTGATCAGCACCAACTACGTCACCGTGGTGGGGGTGGGCACCACGGCGGCGATCCTGACCATCCTGCCGATCGTCAGCGGCATTCAGAAGGCGTGAGCGGGGGGAAGTGATGACGGGCGTCGGCGCCATGCGGGACCGGGTGAAGGTGCAGTCGCGGACCACGCTAACGAGCGAGCTGGGCGAGGCCGTCGCCGACTGGGCCACCGACGCGGTGCGCTGGGCCAAGGTCGAGCCGATCTCCGGCGGCGAATTGTGGCGGGCCAGGCAGGTGCAGGCCGAGTCCACCCACACCGTCACCCTGCGGTTCTACCCGGGGCTCACCACCCGGCACCGGATCGTGCTGGGCTCGCGCGTGCTGGAGATCCTGAACGTGATCGACCGGGACGGGGAGGGGCGGTTCTCCGAGTGCCTGTGCGTGGAGAGGGTCTAATGGCCTACGAGGTGAAGGGGCAAGTTGAAGGACTCGACGTGGTCATGCGGGCGTTCCACGCGCTCAAGACCTCGACCCAGAAGAAGCACCTGAGGAAGGCGCTGGGCGAGGCGTCGCGCCTGACGCTGTGGGCCGCCCGCGCCCAGACGCCCAAGCGCAGCGGGCTCTTGTACAAGTCGCTCGGCAGGAAGACCAAGGTCTACAAGTCGGGCGTGGTGGTGGCGATCGTCGGGGCCAGGCGGGGCTTCCGAAAGAAGGTGGGCGAGCGGAAGGACGGCCGGCCGATCATGGCCGACCCGACCAAGTACCTGCACCTGGTCGAGCTGGGCACCCACACCGCCCGCGCGAAACACGTCCTCCGCGACGCCATCCGGAGGCAGGGGCCGGCGATCCGGGAGCTGATCGCCTCGGCCATGAACGACGCGCTCGCCGAGGCCGCGAAGGGGGGCAAGTAGTGGCGACCATCGAGGGGGCGATGCGCGAGCTGTTGCTGGCCGACCCGCAGGTGGTCGCGCTGGTGGGCGACCGCGTCTACCCGCAGGACGCCCCCCAGGACGCCGCGCCGCCGATGGTGGTCTACCAGACCGCCGACCTCGACCAGTCCGTCTGCGTCAGCGGCGTGGAGAACGAGTTCAGCCAGTCGTTCCGCTTCGACTGCTACGGCGGCGCGGGCGAGCCCTACGCCTCCGCCAAGGCGGTCGCCGACGCCGTCCGCACGCGGGCGCTGGCGCTGGAGATCGCCGCGGCCCAGGGCGGCCGGATCGTGGTGGAGGGCGTGGCGCCCGAGGGCGGCGAGGACGGCCTGGAGCCGCCGGCGTTCGGCGAGGGCGACGGGATCGACTACGTCGGCGTGCAGGCCCGCGTCTTCTGGCGGACCAACTGAGGGGGGCGACCCATGATCGGCAAAGGTTCACGGCTGTACTACTCGACGAACGGCACCACCTACACCGAGCTGACCAACCTGGTCGAGATGGGCTCCCCGGACTCCGGCTCGCCCGAACAGATCGACGAGACGCCGCTCAACCCGACCAACTCAAGGCGCGAGTACGTCCCGGGGCTGATCGACACCACGGTGTTCCCGTTCAAGCAGTACTGGAACAAGACGCGGTACGCGCTGCTGCTGCCGTACATCTCGAACGGCATCACCCTCTACTGGCGGGTGACCTCGCCGGACAACGCCACGCCGGCCAACGCCAGCCGCTGGGACTTCCAGGGCAACCTGAAAAAGTGGATGGCCCCCGAGTTCAAGGTCACCACGTCGCTGATCATCGACGCCGAGGTGCAGATCACCGGCGACATCACGTTCACGCAGGGGAGTTGACACCCGGGAGGGCTGATGACCGAGACGACGACCAACGGCAGGGTGTTGGGGCGCGGCGAGATCCTGGAGGCCCTGTGGGCCTGGCCGAAGCCGGTGCGCGTCGAAGTACCGACCCTCGACGGCGCGGTGTACGTCCGCATGCTCACCGCCGCCGAGAAGGACCGCTTCGAGGCCGCCAGCGTCCGCTACGTGGACGGCAAGGCCGAGGCGTGCCTGGAGAACGTCCGCGCCCGGCTGGTGGGGTTGTGCGCCTGTAACGAGGGCGGCGGCCGGCTGTTCACCGACGACGACGTAGACAGCCTGGGCGACTTGCCCGCGTCGCTGATCGACCCGATCTTCGAGGCGGCGCAGAAGGTCAACGGCATGGGCCGGTCCCGGGAGGAGGCGGCAAAAAACTGAGGGGCCGGCCGGGGCTGCGGTTCAAGTTCCGGCTGGCCCTGGCCTTGAAGAAAGGGGTGGCGGAGCTGATGGCCGGCATGAGCGCCCTGGAGCTGACCCACTGGGAGGAGTACGAGCGCCTCGACCCGTTCGGCCTGGAGCGCGGCGACTACCAGGCGGCGCAGGTGGCGGCGGCGGCGATGTCGCCCTACCGCAAGGACGGCGCCGACCCGCTCGACCCGGCCGACCTGGTGCCGGACTGGGGCGGGCTGCGGGAGGAGGCGAAGAGGTCCGAAGGCCCGGCGAACGGCTCGTGGGAGGCGTGGCAGGAGGCGCGGGAGCGGGAGGGCGAAGGTGGCCTCTGAAGGCATCGGACCCATGGCGATCAAGATCACGGCCAACGCGGCGGGCGTCGCGAAGGGCGTCGATCAGGCCACGGGCTTCCTGAAGGCCGGCGCCCCCAAGATGGCCGCCGAGGCGGCGAAGGCCGGCCAGGGCGCCGCCGACGCGCTGGCGAGCAAGTTCGCCAGTACGCTCAAGGTCGCCATCGGCGCGGCGATCGCCGCCGCGCCCTTCGCGACGGCGGGCGCCCTCTACAAGGAGGGGGCGGAGCACATCCTGGCCCTCGGCAAGGCCGCCGAGGGGACGGCGACCGACCTGAAGTCAATGCAGATCATCGCCGCCGCGCTGGGCGACACCGAGTTCGCGGCGAAGGCGATGGACAAGTACGCCGAGGCGATGACCAACTTCGCGCTCGCCGGGGCCGGCGCGGACACCCCGCTATCGCGGCTGGGCCTCGACGCCGACAAGCTACTGTCGGCGCCGGTCTACGACGCGCTCGGTCAGATCGCCGACCGCATCAAGGCACTGCCGCACCCCTTGCTCCAGGCCGCCGCCGCGGGGGAATTCTTCGGCGCCAAGATGGCCGACGACATCCTGCCGACGCTCCTGAAGGGCAGCGCGTACCTCGACAAGACGCGGCAGAGCCTGGAGGCGTTCGGCGCCGCGTTCGGGGCGGGCGACCTGGCCAGCGTCCGGGCCGCCGCGGAGGCGTGGAAACAGATCGCTTATTTCCGTCAGGGGCTCAGCAATCAGGTGGCAATCGGGTTGGCGCCCATCCTCGCCGAGATCAGCGCCCGGCTGCCGTCGCTGGCCGAGATGGGCCTCACGGCCAAGAACCTGGCCGGCTGGATCGTGGACGCCGCCGAGGCCGCGGCTCAGTTCGTCGCGACCATCGTGGACCTGACGCACAACTTCGACCTGATGGCCAGGGCCGGCGGCGCGGCGTGGGCCGCCATCGAGGCCGGGTTCAAGCGGATCGTCGAGATGGTCCTGCGGCTGGCCGCGACCATCGCCGACGCCCTGGACATGGACCAGCTGGCGCTGGGGCTGCGGGCGAAGGCGACGGGCTACAAGTGGGCCAGTTGGCTGGGGTTTCACGAGGCCAAATTCGAGTGGAAGCGCCTGATGGCCGAACTGACCGACCCCGGCCGCAACGCGCCTGCGACGAACTGGGTGGTGGATTTCTTCGACAAGGTACGCGCCCGCATGGCCGCCGCGGGGAAGGACGCGCAGAAGAACAACCCCTTCGGCCTCTGGCTGGAGAGCGCGAAGAAGATGGCCGACGCGCTCGACGACCCGGTGAAGAAGTTCCAGGACGCCATGGCCAACATCAAGAAGTTGAGCAACCTGTTCACCGCCGACGACGCGCTGGCCATGCTCGACCAGGGCTTCCCGATGAGCTTCGTCCTGGACCCGCTTTCCGCACTCCAGCCCGGCGTCGGCGAACGCACCGCCTACAAGGCGTTCATGGAACTCCGTAACGCCATCGGCGCCCAGCAGGGCTACCAGCCCACGCCCGCACTCCTGGCCGGCACCCGGGAAGCGTACAGCGCGATCACGGCGCACCAGATGACCACGAGCGAGTCGATCGAGCAGGCGCTGCAGCGCCTGCTGGGCGAGGCCAACGACCACATGAAGACGCAGCACCGCATCGGCCGGCAGATCATCGCCGCCGTTCAGAAGAACAACCTCAAGCTTCGGGGGATCGACTAGGTGTCCGTGACCGTCGTCAAGGAACTGTTCCACGAGCGCACCTCCTCGATCACCGAGGAGGGCCACCGGGAGTACGGCCGCATCTTCGCGGTCCACACCGACACCAACACCACCACCGCCCGCGACGTCATCGAGGCCACCGCGTTGCCGGCGTGGGGGGACACCTACCAGGTGACGGGGATCGAGGACCGGCAGGCGAGGTGCATCGGCAAGACCGCCGAGCCCAACGGCTCGCCGAAGCTCTGGCTGGTGCGCGTCCGCTACGGCTCCCGGTTCGGCATGGGCCGGGAGTCGATGGGCGGCGCCGCCGCGGGCGGCAACGGCTCGGGCATCACCCCGACGTTCGACGGCGACGGGCAGATCGAGGGCGGCGGGCCGAGCGGCAACGGGACGCCCTCGACCGTCGAGCCCACGCTCTTCGAGAACCCACTGCTCCGGCCCGCCGACGTGTCCTGGTCCACGGTACGGATCAAGCGGCCGCTGACGGTGGACAACGCGGGCGAGCCGATCGTCAACTCCGCGGGCGACCCGTTCGACCCGCCCCTGGAGTACGAGCAGGTGAACCTGATCTTCACGGTGGTGAAGAACCGGGCCACCCACGACGCCGAGGCGTTGCGCGGGTACATAAACGCGATCAACTCCGCGACGTGGCTTCAGTTCCCGGCGAAGTCCCTCCGCTGCAACGACATCACCGCGACCCGCGAGTTCGAGAACAGCGGCTTCTTCTGGCGGGTGACGTTCATCTTCGAGTACCAGGCGCGCCTCTGGAACCCGTTGAAGGTGCTCGACGCGGGGTATCGGGAGCTGTTCCTGTTCGAGCACCAGCGCATCACCGACCAGTTCGGCGCCCCGCCGAGCCGGCCGGTGCTGCTCGACGGCAACGGCGAGCAACTGCCCGTCGGCGACCCGCCCGTGTTCCTGGAGTTCAACGTGTACGACGAGGCGGACTTCAAGGACTTCCGACTCTTCTAGGGGGTGGCCGTGGCCGTAGCCTGGGACGAACGCAGCGCCGACCGGATCGCCGACGCCGTCAAGTGGGTGGAGCGGGACCGCTCGCTCCGCGCGCCGCCGAGCGGGCCGGGCCACTCCGTCGAGCCGGTCTACGTCCGCACCACCAGCGGCACCGCCGACGGCGACGGGCACTACCCCGGCGTGATCACCCTTTACTCCGGCAACGCCGCCGCCTGGACCGAGTACTCCGCCGTGAAGCTTCGGCCGCCCAACGGCGAGACCCTCACCGACAACACCCGCTACGCCGCCCGGCCGGCGGGGAGGACGTCGGGCGGCGACGAGCTGTACACCGCCATGATGGGTCCGGGCGGCGGCGGCGGCATCACCGTCCGCGAGGTGGACCTGACGCCGTCCTACTCCGGCATCACCACGCTGGAGTTCGACCAGGCCGACGGGATTACCGTCACCAACCCGTCGGCCGGCGTGGCGCGGATTGACATTACCGCCGCCGCCGCCCTGTCCGTCTGGGAGATCGACAACAGTACGTTCCCGCCGGAGGAAGACACGGTAACTAACGTAACCGCGATCATCTTCGTCGGAGATGACGGTTTCGAGATACCTGGTGATAGTACACTTACCGCCGTGGTGTCGCTCAATTCGGCCAGCCCCATTCGCAACGGCAAGATGGACACCGAAACACAGGGGTTCAGCGGGGCGAAACAATTTTTTGGAGGACAGTACGGGTTGGGGTATTCCGCTGACACCGGTATAGGTACTACATACGCCGTTCTAACAGCTGGTCCGACCGAACTTTGGAATCCAACGCCGGGCAAAATCAAGAAGATTACCACTGTCGGTGCAGGCACGGCGAGAACCACCGACGACTTTTACTTTGATGGGATTCCAATCCCATCGGTTAGAACCACTGAAACCGTCGCCTATATCAGCACGGGAGTGGGCAGCTGGTCTTTCACGGCTGCTCCGTTCAATAACCCATCATCGACTTCTCCGCTGTCCATGGGGTTTTCACAGTCTTCGGCAGGGTTTAGTTGCACGTTTGGGCCAGGTGCACCGGAAGCTAGTATAAGCATTGGGAGTGGACCCAACGGAGCGTTCGGCGGTTTGACGCTGGGTACATTAAATCCAGGTAATAGTTTTGTCTCCATTCGTGCCAACACCAGCCCAATAGGCAAGCTGGACGTTTGGGTAGCTGACCATGACTTCGCCAATCCGTTTGGGTTCCGAGGCAGCGGCACCGGCAAAACTGGGCCATTGGCTGGGGGAGGATTCTGCATCGGCGGCATCGTAACTAACCTGGGGGTTGCACCACCGCAACCCTTTCCCCTTTCGCCGGCCGGCTTCTCGGGGGTGCTCTGATGTCGATCGAGATCCCGCCGGTCGTCGTCGGGGTGAGGATCCCCGAGATCATTGTCGGCTCGCCCAACGCCGGCATCCTGCTGCCGACGCTCCAGGTCGGCGCCCGGGTCGTCCCGCCGGTCCTGACCGGCGCGAAGCCGGGCATGATCAAGACGCTCCACGTCCAAGACGGGGTGATCCTCTACGGCGCGTCGGCGAAGGCCAACACGGTAGACCTCAACGACAACATCGTTACCCTCGCCAAGCTCCAGCAGATCGCGACCGGCACCGTCCTCGGCCGCGGCACCGGCGGCACCGGCGACGCGGAGGTGCTGACGGTCGGCTCGGGGCTGCAAATCTCCGGCGGCGTGCTGGCGGTGGACGCCGTTCTCGACGAGGAGGCCGCCAACACCGTCTACGCCGGCCCGGCGTCGGGGGCCGACGCCACGCCGACGTTCCGCGCGCTGGTCACCAACGACCTGCCCAACGACGGCGTCACCTACGCCAAGTTGCAAAACGTGTCCGCCACGTCGCGCGTCCTCGGCCGCAAGACGTCGGGCGCCGGCGACGCGGAGGAGCTGACCCTGTCGGAGGTGCTCGACTTCATCAGTAGCGCCGCGCAGGGCGACATTCTCTACCGGGGCGCCAGCGCCTGGGCGCGGCTGGGCGCGGGCACGGCCGGCCAGGTGCTGAAGACCAACGGCACGGGCGCCAACCCGGCGTGGGTCAACGGCCTGACGGAGTGGGGCGGCGGGACGCCGATCAACGACACCGACACCGGCACCGCCCACACCTACGTTTTGACCAGCTCGCACGCCTACTTCTGCCACGCGACGAACTCCTGGCGCCGGGTGGCGACTTCCGGATTCTGAGGATTGCATGGCCAACGTCGTCTACACGAAGTTCCTCGCCGAGGTGGCCAAGGGCACCATCGACCTCGACGCCGCCGGCACGGTGGTGCGCATGCTGCTGGTGCGCGACACCTCCACCTACGTCGCCGACAAGGACGACGAGTTCGTGAGCGACCTGGCCGGCCTGGTCGAGATCAGCGTTGCCAGCTACGCCCGGCAAACGCTGGCGTCGAAGGCGGTGAGCGTAGACGCCACGAACGACTGGGCGCTGTGGGACTGCGATGACGTGTCCTTCGGCAGCCTCGAGACCGGGCAGACGGTGCTGGCGGTGATCCTCTACGTCCAGACCGGCGGCAACGACGCGAGCCCCTCGGACGACACGCTGATCATGTACATCGACACGGCGGCGACCCTGCCGTTCGCGCTCCAGGGCGCCGCGTACACGGTGACGATCAACTCCGGCGGGCTGTTGCAGTTCTTCCAATTCGAGAGCTGAGGGGACGATGGCGCACAACACGACCCTGAGCGCCGGCAGCGGCGGCGACACGATCACCAACTACGACATCGCCGCCGGCGGCGCCTTCCCCACCACCGGCAAGGTGCAGGCATTCGTGCTGTACGCCTCCGCCGGGTCGAGCACCCCGCCGTCCGTCTTCCTGCTCGGGCAGAAGACGGCCGCGGACTCGTTGGGCGTCGTCCTGGCTAGCGACCAGGGGGCGCTCACCGTCACGCTGCCGACGGGCGCCAGCACCAGCGCCAACCAGGCCACCATCATCGGCCACCTCGACGGCGTCGAGGGGTCGCTCGCCACCCTGGCCGGCGCCGTCAGCGGTACCGAGGTGCAGGTGGACGTGCTGACCATGCCGACGGTGACGGTCACCGGCACCGTCGCGGCGACGCAGTCCGGCACCTGGAACGTCGGCACCGTCACCGCCGTGACCGGGATCACCAACACGGTGACCGTCACCGGCACCGGCGGGACGTTCCCCGTGACCGACTCCGGCGGGTCGTTGACGGTAGACGGCACCGTCGCCGCGACCCAGTCCGGCACCTGGACCGTCCAGCCGGGGAATACGGCGAACACAACCCCCTGGCTGGCGACGATCCACGACGGCACCCGCGCCGCCAGCGTGCGGGACACGGGCTCCTCCGACAGTCTGAACGTGGCGATCGTGGACGCCAGCGGCAACCAGATCACCACGTTCGGCGGCGGCAGTCAGTACGTCGAGGACACGGCACACAATTCGGGCGACACCGGCACCATGCTTCTGGCCGTCCGCCGCGACGCCAACACCACGTTGGCCGACACGACGGGCGACTACGCCCCGCTGCAGGTCGATGCCAGCGGGTCGCTGAAGGTCTCCATCATCTCCGGCGCCGGCTCGGGCGGCACCAGCTCGACGGACGGCTCGACGTACAACGCCGGCTCCAGCGCCGGGACGCCGATGATGGCCGCGATGGACGACGTGTCGCCGTCGTCCATCGCCGAGGGCACCCTAGGCATCCCGCGGCTGACGTCGCTACGGGCCCTGCACGTCAGTCTGCGGGACAGCGCTGGTAGTGAGATCACCACGCTCCCCGTGTCGCTGGCCAGCGTCCCGTCGCACGCCGTCACCAACTCCGGGACGTTCGCGGTGCAGGCCGCACAAAGCGGCACCTGGAACGTCGGCACCGTGACCGCCGTCACCGACGCCAGCGTGCAGGGGAAGGCCGCCCACGACGCCGCCGTCTCCGGCAACCCGCTGCTCGTCGGCCTGGAGGCCCGCCGCGCCCGCATGACCGCCGTCAGCGCCGACGGCGACGCGGTGCGGGCGGCGGGCGACCGCTACGGCCGGACGCAGACCTGCGGCATCGACCTCTCGGCGACGCCCGTGCAGGCGACGAGTTCGGGCGACACCACGCTGGTGGCGGCGCCCGGCGCCGGTTCGCGGCTGAAGATTCTAAGAGTCGAGTTGAGCAACTCCCACGCGAGCACGGCGTTGACGGTCGGCGTCAAGACCGCGTCCCTGGCGAGTGGCGCCGTCTTCGGCAAGCGCTACCTGCCGGCGGCGGGCGGGGCGGCGGTGCTGACCTTCCCGGGCGGCCACCTGATGTGCGGCGACGCCGAGGCGTTCACCGTCAACCTGTCGGGGGCGGGCACGATCGAGTGTACTACGTATTTCGAGACGGTGAGTAGTTGATATGGCCAAACCGGCATCCGGCGCATCCCTGAACACCGGCCACTCGCTGTACACGTCGATGTCGATGTGCATCGCGCTCCTGGAGGGCACCGGCACCACGGCGGCCGACAGCGTGGCCGGCACGCACAACGGCACGATCGGCAGTTCGAGCTACTGGGCCACGGTCGGCGGGGATGCCGTCATTCAGCTGACCAGCCCGGTGTCGAACCCCATCGCCATCGCCAGCCCGTTCAGCTTCGACGGGACGCAGCCCTACTCCTTCGCCTGGCGGGCCAAGCGCGACGCCGCCGACAACCTGGGCATGGTCTTCGGCGACAAGGACGACACGGCGAATTTCGTGTGGATGGACGGGGCGAACACCAGGGTGCGCCTCCGCTCCGGCAACAGCACCGACTACGACTTCACCACGTCGGGCATGACGACGGCGAAGGACTACCTCCTCGTCTACGACCGCGCCAACACCAAGATGCGGCTGTACGTCGATGGGACTCAGGTCGGGACGGGCGTCACCGTCAGCGCCGACGCCAACGCGACCTTCTCGCTCGACTGCCTGGGCAACGGCTACGGCGCCGGCAACACGTTCGCGTTCGAAGGCGACATCCACTACCTCTACGTCTGGACCAACCGCGCCCTCGACGGCACCGACGCGACCACGCTGGACACCGACCCCTACGCGATCTTTGGGAGTACCGACCCGATCTCGCTCACGGAGCCCGACGCCTACCAGGTCTACCAGCGTGACCAGGCGGGCAAGGCCGACATGGTCCAGGTCGGCACCTACTTCGGCAGCCCGACCGCCATCGAGTCCTCGTGGGCCGGCGGCGCCTACGTCACCACGGTGGGGACGCCGGCGGCGTCGATCTTCACCTCCAAGCTCGGCCGGCAGGCCACGGGCAACGGCACGTTCACCGCGCGGTGGACGAACACCACGAGTAACAGCGCCAGCGTTAGCAACGTCAACGTCGGCGACCTGTTCGCCATCGCCGGCCAGTCGAACGCCTCGGGTCGCGGGACGAACAACCAGAGCTACACCGGCACGGCGGGCTGGGCGGGGTTGTTCGGCAACGACAACCTGTGGAAGGCGCTGGCGGACCCGACGGACAGCAACACCAACCAGGTGGACAGCGTCTCGTCGGACGGCAGCGCGGCCGGAAGCCCGTGGCCACTGCTGGCCAGCACCATCGTCGGCACGGCCGGCATCCCGGTGGGGTTCGTGCCCTGCGCGCTGGGCGGGACGTCGGTCACCCAGTGGAAGGCCGGGGCCGACCCCTACGACCGCTCCACGCTGTTCGGGTCGATGGCCTACCGCGTGAAGGTGGCGAGCGGATGCCGCGGCTGCCGCGCCGTGATCTTCATCCTCGGCGAGACCGACGCGGGCGCCAGCATGAGTGCCGCCACGTTCTACGGCCACGCGATCACGGTGGTGTCGGACGTCCGCAAGTGGATCGGCTGCCCGACGGTCTTCTGCAAGATCGGCACCCTCTCGGGCTCGACCGCGATCAACACGGCCATCCAGCGCCTCTGGGACGAGTGCGCCGACGCGCTCCCCGGGGCGACGCTGCCCGACTACGACTCCAGCCCGCACTGGGTCGGCAACACCGCCCTCGCCGACGTGGCGAGCGCCATCTGGAGTGCGTTGCAGCCGCTGTTCTACGCCTCGACGGGAGGCGGTACGATGTACATCCCCGTGGAGTGAGGCCATGCTCGGACTCCTGGTGCCAGGCGTGGGGATGGGCGGCGGGACGGGTTCGTCGGCGACGCCGCCCGAGGTGTGCGACCACGTCGATTTCGAGTGGACCCGCGAGGACGCCGTCGATTTCGGGGGGTGCGACGATGAGTAGCCGCACGCTGGTGGCCGGATCGACCTACCGGTTCAAGCTCGCCGCCACCAAGGACGGCGCGGCGTGGGACCTGTCGAGTGCGACCGTAACCCTGTACCTGCAAAAGCCCGACGGGACGCTGGTGACGAAGACCGGCACCGTCTACGACGGGCCGAACGGCCTGGCCCGGTTCGACAGCGAGGCGGCCGACCTGGACCCCGCCGACGTCGGCGTCTGGTCGCGCTCGTGGGAAATCACCGACGGGGCGGTGGTGCAGGAGAGCCAATCGATCGTGTTCCTGGTCGAGGACTCGCCGTGATCGGGGGTGGCGCCGTGGACGAACTCAAGTATCTTACGCTGCTCATCCAGGGCGGGAGCTTCGCCCTGCTCACCGGCATCGCCGTGTGGTTAATGAAGTGGATCCCCGCGCGGTTCGCGCAGGCCGACGTCTCGGCCAAGGAGGACCACGCCGCCCGCGGCGTCATGGTCCAGGCGTTCCGCGAGGAGGCGAAGTACGAGCGCGAGCAGTGCCAGCGGATGTTCGACACCCTGGCGGCGAACATCACCCAGCACCGGGAGGTGCTGTCTCAGATGGTGACCATCCTTAAAGAGAATCAGACGGTGGCGCATGTGGTGATGCAGCGGATTACGGGCGAAGGCAAGAACCCATGACGGAGAGGGGCGGTGGACGAACTCAAATACCTTACGCTGCTCATCCAGGGTGGGAGTTTCGCCCTGATCGCCGGCATCGCCGCGTGGCTCATGAAGTGGATCCCGGCGCGGTTCGCGCAGGCGGACACGGCCGCGAAGGAGGACCACGCCGCCCGTACCGCTTTGGTCCAGGGGTTCCGGGAGGAGGCCCGCTACGAGCGCGAGCAGTGCCAGCGGCAGTTCGAGATTCTGGCCGAAGGCATAGCCCAGCAGCGCGAGTCGGCGAAGGCCGAGCGCGACCAGTGCCAGCGGCACTTCGACGTCATGGCGGCCGGCCTGGACCTGCAGCGCGAGGTGATGGGCCGGATGGCCTCGACCCTCGACCAGTCGGTGGTGCTCCTGCGCGAGCACCACGCCGCCGCGCAGGCGGTGATCGGCAGGATCATGCACGGCGACGAGATCGTTCCGCCACATTGAACCTTGGGAGGACTGACCATGTTCGTGGTAAACGGTGACCTCCGCAGAATCCATGAGTACCTGTGCTCACTCTACACCCCGGAGGTGCGAGAGTGGGCCGAGCCGGCGGGCTACGCGGTCATCGTCGCGTTCTTGATTGTGCAGGGGCTGCGCTACGGCTGGGCCGGCGGCAAGCTGGCCGGCCGCTCCGCGTGGCGCCTGCTCGCCGGCGTGGCGTCCTACGTGGTGCCGCGCGGCGACCCGCTCATGCGGACGATCCTGCAGAGTCTGGCCAGCGAGTCGGCGACCTGGAACCGCTCCGAGGCCGCCATCCTCGGGCCGGGCGACGTCTGGTGCAAGCTCGCCTTGCAGGACCGGCAGGTCCGGGGCGTCCGCGACCTGTCGGTGGACAAGTGCAACGTGCTCGACGACCTGACGGCGGAGGAGTGTGCACGGATCACCAGGGCCGCCGCGCGGGCGGTGGCGCGCATCGAGGGTGCCGCGCGGGCCAACCGGCGGGCGCTGGCGACGATGGCGGCGAAACGGGGAGGTGCTGCGTGAAGCGATCCACGGTGTTGCTGGTCTGTCTGCTGTGCTCCGCCACCGTGCGGGGCCAGACCGTTACGCTACCCGAGAAGGTGCTCATCCCCAACGGCCGGCTCGGGTCGGTCCCGATCGTGTACGAGGGGGACGATGTCAAGTGGACGGCGTCCCCCGAGCTGGACGTTTTTAGGGAATACGACGCCGACCCGAAGAAAATTCGCCTGCGCGTGATGGCGCACCAGGACGGGGTCTATTACGTCAAGGCCATCGCCTGCAAGGGCGGCAAGATGTCGGAGTTCGCGACCTGCGACGTGGTCGTGGGTGTGCCGGGGCCGAAGCCGCCCGACCCCGGACCCGGACCCGGTCCCAAGCCGCCCGACCCCAAGCCGCCCGGACCCGGACCCGGACCCGAGCCGTCGCCGTTCCCGGACCCCGGCGTGCGGGTGCTGGTCGTCTACGAGACCGGCCAGGAAGGCGCCCTGCCGCGCTACGTCCACACCAAGGCGTTCGCCAACGCCCTCGACAACAAGTGCGCGCTCGGCCCCGACGGCAAGACCCGGGAGTGGAGGATCTGGGACAAGGACGTCAACACGTCCAAGGCCCCGAAGATCTGGCAAGACGCCATGGCCCGGCCGCGGGCGAGCGTGCCCTGGCTGCTGATTGGCGACGGCAAGACGGGCTACGCCGGGCCGCTGCCGAAGACGGCGGAGGAGTTCGACAACCTGCTGAAGAAGGTGGGTGGGTGATGGGCCAGATCGTCATCAACGATAGCAACTACCAGAACTACATCCAGCCGTGGGTCGGCTACGACGGCACCGACCGGGCCAAGGGCCTGATCCCGCGCGACTACCAGTCGCACCCCGTGGGATACCTCGGGCCGGTCGCCAGCCCGTTCGACTCGTCGCTACTCATCCCCGAGAGCGAATGGGACGAACGCATCCGCGAGCAGGACGCGGCGGAGTCGAGCCTGTTCCACCTCCGCAACCGGGGCAACGCGGGCAGTCAAATTCAGAGCTATGACCAAAATGGTCAGGGTTACTGCTGGGCGTACAGCACCGTGGCCGCGGTGACGCTCGTGCGGGCCAAGAACCACCAGCCGTTCGCCCCGCTCAGCGCCCACGCCGTCGGCTGCAAGATCAAGAACTTCAGAGACGAGGGCGGGTGGAATTCCCTGTCGCTCCAGTTCGTCGCCGAGAAGGGCGTGCCGACCTGGACGTTCTGGCCGCCCAAGTCGATGTCGCGATCCTACGACACGCCCGAGACGTGGGCGAACGCACTCCAGAACCGCTGCACGGAGTGGTGGGACCTGTCCGACCGCGACGACGAGGTGCGGCAGCAGCTGGCCAGCCTGCTGCTCCTCAACGTCCCGGTGATGGTCGATTTCAACTGGTGGGGCCACTCGGTGTGCGCGGTGAAGCTCGTCAAGCGCAGCCCGTTCACCATCAAGATCTGGAATTCGTGGACGGACTCGTGGGGCGAGATGGGCATGGGCGACCTCGAAGGTAGAAAAGCCATCCCCGACGGGGCGATGGCCCCGCGCGTGATTTCCGCATCCTAACTCGGAGGAGTGATAGCAATGGCAGACGAAATCCCCCTCTACCCGCAGACGTTCCCCGGCGACCAGGCCATGGTCATCGTGGACACCGTCCGGGGCCGCGGCGGCCACTCGATCGGCTGCGCCGTCCAGGCCGGCTGGTGGCTGATCGGCTACGCATTGGGCCAGTACCTGCCGCCGGATCACGTCATGGCGAAGACGCGCGACGGTAACCCCATGACCGCCGAGCAGGCCGCCGACACCCTGGAGCACCTCTGCACCTCGACGTCCGAGGGCGTGGCGCTGGCGGTCGATTGGGTGGCCCTGGCCGACGCGGTCTGGGCGCTCCTCAAGGCGTGGCTCCAGAAGTGAGGTGACCCGTGGGAGCAATCTTCCTGGCCTGCGTCCTGAGTGCCGGCTCGCCGCCGCAGTCCACGCTGGCGGCGCTGGCGTCGTCGTCCGTGGCGGCGCCGCCCCAGTCCACCCTGCGGGCGTGCCGCCCCTGCGAGGGCGACCGGGACGGCGAGTGGACCTACACCGAGCGGGAGGGCGGCTACTGGTTCCGCTACGTCAACGCGGCCCGGCCGGTGCCGCCCCCGCCCGTCCTGCGGCCGATGGTGATGCCGATGTTGTTCGCGCCACAGGGGGGCGGCGCCGCCTGTTCGACCTGAAGGTGAGTGCGCGCCCCCGTGCGGGGCGATGGAGGCGGGGTGAACATCTACACGGTGAGGGTCTGTGAGCCGCCGAGCGAGGAACAGGTCTGGTTGTTCGTGGTGGCGCGTTCGTTTGACGCGGCGGCGCGGCTGGTCGAGCTGTACCGCCCTGGTTGCGAAGTGCAGGCCGTGGCGCTGGTCAACAAGCAGAAGGCGGTGGTCCTGGTCGAGGGCATGCTGGCGTGACTCACCGCCGCGATCCCCTGAGCCCCGAGCAGCGGGCCATGGTCGAGGGCGTGCTGCGGCGGGTGCGGGGGGCGGTCGCCCGGAAGCTGGCGGCGGCGGCGCGGGCCTGCCGGGTCGGCTACGACGACTTGAACCAGGAGGCGCTCCTGGCCGCCTGCCGCGCGGCGCGGACCTGGCGGCCGGAGCGTGGGCCGTTCGAGCGATACGCGATGGCGGCGGCGCTGACCCACATCGACCTCCTCTGCCGCCGGGCTTCGGCCGCCAAGCGCCGGGGCGAGACGGCGACGCTGCCCGCGGGTCTGGTCGCCCCGCCCCCGCCGCCCGACCCGCGGCGCGTGGCGGAGCTGCTGGCGACCCTCACGCCCGAGGAGCGGGAGGGGATCGGCGGCGACGTCCGCCGGGCGGTCTACGGCCGGGCGCTGGCCAGGGTGATTGAGGCGCTGGGGGAGGACTGACCATGGCCTGGCAGCGCGGACCTTTACCCGAGGACACCTGGGGCTTCGGCGGCGTCGTCTCCCGGGAGATGCCGCCGGGCAGCTTCGACTTCGCGGAATTCAGGGGCGGCTACGTTCTGGCCATCGACGAGAACCTGCGGGTGATACCCGCGGCCGACGTGGTGTGGTATGACAACTCCATGCACGCGCCGCCCGAGGAGGGGGAGCCAATCGTGCCGGACCCGACACTGTTGCACGTCGTCACCGTCACCGTGCCGGTCCCGGACGGGCCGCACGACGTGACATTCTCCCTGGCCGGCGTCGGCGACATCGGCACCGCCCGGGTGTGGGTGACGGGGGGGAAGCTGGTGCTGACGCAGTCCATGCGGGCGGTCGCCGTCGAGGCGCCGAAGGAGGACGAGCCGTGAACCCCGAAACCCCGCTCGCCCGTTGCATGCTCGCCGTCGGCATGACCCCGGACCTGCTCCGGGAGATGTGCCCGAACGCCCGCCCCGGACTATTGCGGGCGCTTGACGACCTGGTCAAACAGGCCCAGGACCGCCGCGAGGCCGAGGCCAAGGACCGGGAGGAGGAGCCGTGAGTAGCTTTGACCCCCGCGACTGGTTCGGCCCCGACCCGCCCCACTGGACGGTGATCCTGTTCTGTGTGCTGCTGTTCCTCGTGCTGTCCATGATTCCGTGGATCGTCCTCGGCGCCCCCGCCCCGCGATACAAGGCCGGCTGGCGGGAGGCCGCCATCATAGGCGAGTGGCGCATGAAGTGGGGAAACGGCTGGCACAAGGTCCGCATCGGCGCCAACGGCGAGTGGGAGTCAACCGCCACGTTCGCCCCCTACACCGGATACCGGACGGTCGGCGAGTGGCGCCTGGACGGCGACACGCTCACCGTCGAGGAGGGCGGCGAGGGCGACGCCTACCGGGGCTCCTGGCGGGCCAGGTTCAAGCCCGGCTCGTGGCGGGGCGTGACGCCGTTCGGCAACGAGGTCGAGCTGGAGCGCTAGTCGTGTTCGAGTGGCTGAAGCACTGGTGGTGCGGCGAGATGCGGGCGGTCTGCGCCCGCAGCAGCAAGTGGCCGAAGGTCCGCGCGGCGCACCTGAAGGCGGAGCCGACCTGCCGCGGCTGCGGCGGCACAAGGAGCTTGCAGGTCCACCACATCGTGCCGGTGCACATCGACGCCGCGCTGGAGTTGGAGGAGTCGAATCTGATCACCCTGTGTGAATATCCCGGCCGCAACTGTCACTTCACCTGGGGACACTTCTACAACTGGGCGGACTTCAACTCGCTGGTGCGCCAGGACACGGCGTGGTGGACGTTCCGGCAGTCCAACCGCGACGACATCGAGCCGGCGCCGTAGATTATCGGGTGCCGCCCGTATCAGGATGCCGCCATGGGAAGGCGCAGAAACCCCAGGCCCGAACGCCCGGTCGTCGTCCGTTACCAGACGCCCGACGGCAGGCGCTGCAGGTCCACCGACCCCGGGGCTCAGAAGGTAACGACCCGGAGCGCCTCCTATTTCGCGCGGCTGGTGAACCCCGAGACCGGCAAGCGCGAGTGGGTGCCGCTGGAGACCGGCGACCTGGGCGCCGCCTGGGTCCGGCTGCGCGAGGTGCTGGCCGAGCGCGACCGGGAGGCGCTGGGGCTGGTGGACCCGACCTACGCCCACGCCGCGGCGCCCGTCCTGGAGCACCTGTGGGCGTGGGTGGCCTACCTCCGCGACGCCGGCCGGACGTCGCCGCCGCAGGTGCGGATGGTCGAGCTGCGCGTGACGCGACTCGTCACCCTGGCCGGCTGGAAGCGCCTGCCCGACATCGACCGGCCCTCGATCGTCGCGGCCCTGGCCGCCCTCACCCGGGAGGGTCGGAGCGCCAGGACGCGGAACCACTACCTCCGCCACCTGAAGCAGTTCCTCGCCTGGTGCGTCGCCGAGGGGCGGCTCCTGCGCAGCCCGGCCCTGGGCGTGCCGGCGGTGGACTGGGAGAGCGACGTCCGCCACCCCCGCCGCTCGCCGTCGGACGCCGACGTCGAGCTGCTGTTGAGTCACCTGGAGAGTCCCGACGCCCCGACCCGCCGGGGCATGACCGGCCCGCAGCGCGGGCTGGGCTACCGGCTGGCCATGGCGACGGGCTTTCGGGCGCGCGAGCTGCGCAGCCTGAGCCGGGAGTCCTTCGACCTCGACGCGGGCGTGGTGACCGTCCAGAGCGCCTACGCGAAGAACCGCCGCACCGCCAGGCAGCAGCTCCCCCCGTGGCTGGTCGAGGAGCTGCGGGCCTGGTTCGCCAGCGGCGGCGGGCTGTGGGACGGGTTCCCGGCCAAGTGGCCCGGCCGGGTGTTGAAGGCCGACCAGGAGGCCGCCGGGGTGGCCCATCGGACGGCGGAGGGGTTCTTCGACTTCCACGCGCTTCGGCACTGGTACTGCACCTGGGTCGCCAACCAGCCCGGCATCTCGCCGAAGACGCTCCAGGTGCTGGCCAGGCACGCTGACCCGGGGCTCACCCTCCGCGTCTACGCCAAGCCGCAGGCCGACGACGCCGAGCGGATCGTCAAGAGCATGCCCAGCCCGAAGCGCGGGAGGAGCGGCTAGTGGTTGTCCGTTTGGTTGTCCTCTATCCTTGCCGCGCGGTGAACGATGGCATACATTCGTGAGCAGACGCTACCGATTGTGCTGCACTCAGCACTAGCAGCCGTGACATCGCATGAACAGACGCGAGCGCGTTATTGGGTGTCGGTAATATCGGTGCTCGTGACCGGACCAAGGTTCTAGTAAGCACTTACACACTTACCACTTGCGTAGATAGACCGGGTTCGGTTGTCCGAATGGTTGTCCGCGGAATCCCCCTGGCACTCACTGATCGTTGTAAAGAGAACAGTTGTACAGTAGAGTAGTGGGCGTCCCGGCCGATGGGTGCAATCTGCGATTGGTGCCGCATGCGCGACGAGTGGGAGGAGCTGGCAAGCCGGCTGCGGGCGTTCGCGCTGTCGCGCTACGCCCAGCTGGCGAGTTCCGTGACGTTGCACTTCCCGGGGGGCGACCGCATTACCATGCCGCTGGCCTGCGCGGCGCCACCGCCGGCCGAAGCGTCGGGCCGGAACGGCTGGGCGAGCGGCCCGGAGCCGAAGCACCTCTCCGACTACCGGCAGGTGTACTGGCCGGGGCTGGGCGTCTACCGGTTCAGCCCGAAGCAGGCCGTGGTGATCCACGAGCTGTGGTCGGCCCGCTTTGGCTCCGACAACCCCGACGTGGCCCAGGCGGCGCTACTCCAGAACGCCGAGAGCGACTGCGCCAAGCTGTCGGACCTGTTCCGGTCTAACGGCAAGGCACACCCCGCGTGGGGCACGTTCGTCGTGCCCGGCGAGACGCCCGGTGTCTACCGGCTCCCAGACCTGGCCGGCGAGTAGCCACCCGCCACCGGCCCAAAGCCTATCTCAGCCAGTTGAACCCGCGCGTCAGCCTACGGTAGTTTCCCTCCTGTCCACGAGGCGTCAGGAGGGTCTGGCTATGATTGCACCGATGCAGGCGGCGGGCGACTACCTCACCACGGCGCAGGCCCGAGTGTACCTGGGCGGGGTGTGCCGCAACACGCTCTACCGGTGGGCCAGGGAGGCGGGGATGGTGCGCTTCAAGCGCGGCAACGTGGTGCGCTGGCCACGCTGGGAGTTGGACCGCGTCATCAAGCAGTCCACGAAGGCGGTGCGGTGATGTCAGCGCCCGACCCGCTCGACGACGAAGTGACGGCCGCGGCCCTTGGTCGCGCCGGTCACTTTGTAGACGCCGCCCAGGTCCGCCCTGCCGCCGGCCTTGCGGGCGGCGACGTAGGCGGCCGGCAGGCCCTTGACGAGCAGGTCGTAGGCGGGAACCTCCTTGTCGGTGTGGGTGACGAGCAGGTCGTCCCCGCGGACCTCCTTGACCTTGAACGGGTAGAGGGACCAGCGCCCCATCTCGCGCGGCCCGGGGCGGGACCAGGAGGCGAAGCGCCCCGCCTGACCGACCTTGAGGGAGGCGATCTGGAGGGAGGCGCCGGCCTCCCCCTTCGGCCTGTCCTGTGCCGCCAGGGACGTGGCGAGCAAAGTCAGGACGACGAGGGTCGCGAACGCGCGTCGGAACATGGGGGTGTCTCCCTGGGCGGCCAGAAGCCGCGGAGGCGCAAGAAGTCCTTGAGCGCCGTCTCGACGGTGCGGGTCTTGGACGGCTCGGGCTCCGTCGCCTTGCGGAACGCCTCCAGGGCCGCGTGAAGGTCGTCGTCGATCCAGCAGTGCAGTGCCGTCCCCGACCGCGGCGGCTTCTCGCCGCCGGTCGGAGGGGGGTCAGACGGTCGGGAGCGCTTCTTTGCCACGGCGATCATTGTAATTCCTCGTGTGGACACGTCCACACAAGTCTAACAGTGATCAGGTAGTTTAGTCAACACCATGCCACAGAAGGATCGTGTTGGAAGAATTGTGTTGACAAGGATTCCATGTGTCCATATACTACCCTCAGAGTCAGCCCAACCCTCACGGGAGTGAACGATGACCCAGACCACCGACCGCCCCATCACCCCGGCCGAGCGCCTCGCCCCCGCCGTGATCACGGCGGGCTTCACCGCCGCGGCCGTGTGCTTTTTCCTCTCCCCCCACTGGCTGACCGGCTTGTGCGCCGGCGTGGCGCTGGTCGCGCAGGCGTGGGATTTGACCGCGTGGAAGCGCGGGGAGGTGCGGTGATGGCCCTGGCTATCACGGCGATCGGCGCGGCCCTGGCCGCGTGCTGCTACCTGCTGATGCCCGGCTGGCTGACGGGCGTCTGCGCCGGCGTCGCCCAAGCGGCATTCTTGGGGCTGGTGTTCGGCCGCCCGCAGAAAGCCCGGGCGGATTGAAGACCCCCCAGGCAAGGAGGACGAACGATGGAATCCCACGACAGGCCGACATCCCTGGTCCTCTCCCGCCACCGCGGCGAGCGGCTGCGCATCGACTGCGCGGGCGGCGAGGTGATCTGGATCGAGGTGTCGGAGTACGACCGGGGCCGGGCGCGGCTGCGGATCGTCGCGCCCAGGAACACGATCGTAAGGCGTGAGGAGATTTGCGGGCACGACGAGCGGTTCGTCGAGCCTTCGGCCACGGGCGAGGCGCGGGCCTACGCGCCTGGCGCCGGAGTGGGCGGCGCCGGGGGGCCACCGGGGGACCCCCCGCCCGGCGACCAGCGGCGGCAACCCTGACCCCGCCGCCGGCACCGCCGCCGTGGGGGCCGGTCGCGGCACGGGGTGGACGTGCCACCCCGCCCGGGAGGATGCTCCCCGGAGACCGCGCCCAGGCAACGTATCGGGGGTGAAACCTCCTTCCGAGCGGTGGCGGTGAGTTGAGAACCTAGACGAAGGGAGGGATCGACATGACCACGACATTGGACACGGAGTTTATGGGGCTGAGCGTCCGGGTGCGGAAGGCGATGCACCGACTGCGCGTGGACAGCATCGACAAGGTTTGCACGTTCGGCGGCGACGAGCTGCTTGAGCTGCGCAATTTCGGCATGTCCAGCCTGAACGAATTACGCGACTGGCTGGCGGAGAGGGGGAGGCACCTGCGCGGCGAGAAGCCGGCGACGGCCCCGCCGCCCCCACAACCCGCCGTCGCGCCCGGGTGTGAGCGGTGCCGGTTCTTCGACGTCGCCGGCAGCTCGTTCGGGGCCTGGGGCCTCTGCCGCCGGGGGATTCCGGTGGCCGGCCCGTCCGGGCAGGCGACGTGGCCGACGGTGAGGAGGGCCGACTGGTGCGGCGAGTTTCAACCCAAGCAAGGAGAGGACGCATGATCCCCGCGGTACACGTCACCGAAGCGCAACAATTTCTGGACCTCGAAGAGTCCCTCTGCCGCCTGGTCGGCGAGGTCCGCGACGTCCGCTCTAAGCTGGTCCGCATGGACGGCCTGTCGGTCGTGGCGCGGATGCTGGCGGCGGAGGAGCTGGGGCTCGCCGCCACGCGGCTGGGCCGGGCGGTGGCGCACCTCGACGCCGAGACGCTGCAGGCCGCCGACGTGGTGGCCCAGGAAGGGGGCGGGTGATGCGAGACGACCACGAGGATGGTCCGGCCTTCGTCCCGGGCGCCTGGTACATGTTCGCCGCGCCGGGCGGGTTCACCCTGATCGGCCGATACGTCCGGCCGCTGGGCCTGCATGCTCACCGCTTCGAGCACGCCACGCACCTGCGCAACGCCGGCGACCTGTCGCTCCCGACGATCTGCAAGCAGGGGCCGGGGCCGAAGACGGTGCTGGTGGACCCGTTCCCCAGATACTGGAACGGCACCCCGATCTGGTGGGCCGACTACCTGGGGAAGACCCCGTGGGTGAAGCAATGACCCCCCCCGACTGGCTCCTGGCCGCCGCCCACGACGACCCGCTCGGCGCCGACGCCCTCGCCGACTGGATGGAGGACGGCGGATTCGATCCCGCCGGCGCCAGGGTCACGACCCTGGCGCCGCACGGCGTGCGGCAGTGCCTGCTGGCCCGCTTCGACGGCGGGTACGGCGGGGACGGCGGGG